CCTCGCCACCGCGAACGCCTATGACATCCGCGCGATGATGCAACATGAAGCCTATCGCCTCGTCTTCCCGTGGCTCAAGCTCCAGGACGACAGCAAGGCCAAGGATGAGTTCCGCACCACCGCAGGCGGCATCGTCTACGCAACAGGCGCCGACGGCACCATCACCGGCTACGGCGCGTCCAAGATGCGAGACAGCTTCGGCGGCGCCATCATAATCGACGATCCGCATAAGGCAGGCGAGGCCACCTCACCCGTCATGCGGCAGTCCGTCATCGACTGGTATCAATCGACAATCCAATCACGCCTGAACAAGCCCGACGGCCCGATCATCATCATCATGCAACGCCTTCACGAGGAAGACCTGTCCGGCTGGCTATTGAACGGTGGATCCGGCGAGCCGTGGACGCACCTCGTGATCCCCGCCCGCGACGATCAAGGCCAATCCTTTTGGCCTGAACAATTCCCCGATGAAATGCTTGATCGCCTCGAACTCACCAGCCCCTACGTCTTCGCCGGTCAATACATGCAACGCCCCGCACCCCTCGGCGGAGGCATCTTCAAGGACGAATGGTGGCGCTTCTTCGACGCCATGCCACCGATCAAGTACCGCACGATCTATGCCGACACCGCCCAAAAGACCAAGGAGCAAAATGACTACAGCGTATTCCAATGCTGGGGCGTCACGCAGGACAACCAGGCAGTCATGCTCGACATGGCGCGCGGCAAGTGGGAAGCCCCGGAACTGGAGACGATGGCTCGTGCATTTTGGCAGAAACACCACGCACAGGCAGGTCATGGGCCGCTGCGAGCCATCAAGGTCGAAGACAAGGTGAGCGGCACCGGCCTCATTCAAAAACTCAAGCGCGAAGGAATGCCGATCATCCCCATCCAGCGCAACACCGACAAGATCACACGCGCATTCGACGCCGCGCCTTATGTCCAATCCGGCAATGTCTACCTCATGCGCGGACTGCCTCATCTTGCAGATTTCCTCTCAGAAGCTGGCACATTCCCAAACGCAACCCATGATGATATGATAGACGCCGCCATGAGTGCAATTTCCGACTTGACCGGGCCGCAAGCAGCGCCCGCAATCCGCGCCCTGTGAGGATACAATGGGACTTTTAGACGTTTTTCGCCGCAAGCCTGAGATCAAGGAAAGTCAGGCATCGAAGCTCCTCGTCGTCAATCCCGGTCAGCCCGTATGGTCGCCGCGAAATTACGAAAGCTTCGCGCGTGAGGCTTATAACAAAAACGTCGTAGCATATCAGTCGATCAACCGCATCGCCGACGCCATAGCATCCGTCAAGCTCGGCATCTACCGCGGCGAACAGGAATTAACCGAGCACCCGCTGATCAGTCTCTTGCGCCGGCCAAACCCGATGCAGTCCTATTCCGACTATGTGCGAGCCAAGGTCTCATTCATCATGCTCGCAGGCAACGGCTATGAAGAGCGATTCATGGTCGGCGGCGAGGTCAAAGAGCTTTACCAGCTGCGCCCGGATCGTATGTCAATCCTGCCATCGACCAACGGCATTCCGGCGGCGTACATCTACAAGGTGAACCAGAACACCACGCGCTGGGAAATAGACCCTCGCACCATGACCTGCGATGTGCGGCACATCAAACTGTTCAACCCGCTGAACGACTGGTACGGCATGAGCCCGATCGAGGCAGGCGCATACGCCATTGATCAGAACAACGAAGCAATGAACTGGATGCAATCCCTGCTCCAAAACTCCGCTCGCCCTTCCGGTGCTCTTACGGTCAAGGACGGCAGCACGCTGGCCGATGACAATTTCAATCGCCTCAAGGCCCAGATCGAGGAACAATACTCAGGCAGCACCAACGCAGGCCGCCCGATGCTTCTGGAAGGCGGCCTTGAGTGGCAGCAGATGGGGATGTCGCCGACCGACATGGGGATCATCGAGACCAAGTTCGCATCCTCGCGAGACGTGGCTCTGGCCTTCGGCGTGCCGCCTCAACTGCTCGGCATCCCTGGCGACAACACCTATGCGAACTATGCAGAAGCTCGGCTAGCCTTCTGGGAGGATACGGCCTTGCCGCTCCTCGACATGATCGTCAACGATTGGAACGCTTGGCTCGGCAATCTGTACGGCGTCACGATCAAGCCCGACATCGACGCTATTTCTGCCATTGCGGAAAAGCGGCTTTCCATGTGGCAGATGGCCGACGCCTCGCGCGACCTCACCATCAATGAAAAACGCGCGATCAAAGGCTATGGGCCGATTGAAGGAGGCGACACGCTATTCGTCAACGCTTCCGAAATCCCGCTCAACATGGCGGGCGATCCGCTAACCGATATGACGCTCGATGAAATGAAGGCAATCGCCTATGGTCAGACGCCTCGTAGATAACAACGCGCGCCGGGAGCATCGCAGGCAGGCGGCACTTCTCGACCGGCTCGAAGCGCAGTTTCGCAATCGGATACAGCGCGAACTATCGGCAGCCATGCGCGAGATGGTGCAAGCATGGACACAAACGCAGCAGGTGACGCTACCGCGCGGATTCCACGATCGCATTGAGGCCAGCTATCGCCAAATGGCGCTTGCGTCCGTGACCATGTTCGGGATGAGGATACTCAATCAAGGCAAGGCGATTGGCCTGCCTCTGGAGATGAAAGAGAGCTTTGCCCAGATCATGACGCGGATCGCGTTGAGGTATGTTCAAGACGAATTGATCCGGCGCCGCATTGTTGATGTCGAGGAAACCACTCGCAGCCAGATCGTTAATGCTGTGAGCCGAGGCTATCGCGATGGACTAGGGCAAGAAGGAGTTGCGAATTATATCCTCGACCTGGTGCCGTCTTTGTCTTCGGCACGCGCGGGCGTCATTGCCAGAACAGAGACACACGGCGCGGCCAATTTCGGCAGCAATGAGGCAGCCAAGCAGACGGGCTTGCCGCTAAAAAAGGAATGGCTTGCTGGCATGGATGAGCGCACACGCGAGACACACGCTGAAGCAGGGCGTCAACCACCAATCGGCATGGATGAAAAATTCGAGGTAGGAGATTCAGAACTTGATTTTCCCGGCGATCCTTCCGGCGATCCAGAGGAAGTCATCAATTGCAGATGTACACTTGCATATGTGGTCGACGAGGACGCCTATTATGCCATGTTGTGAAATCAATCAAATAATGATAGATTGACATCATGCCGAAGCCCGAAACTTCAGAAACGGAAGATGTATTCATCGCACGCTGTATGAGCGACGATGAGGCTATGACCGATTTTCCCAATGAAGATCAACGCTTTGCCTATTGCATCTCCACATGGGAAGGCAAGGCCGACGGCTATTCTCCGACCGAGGCAATGGCTCGCGAGGCCACACGCGGTCTTGAATGGCGCGAAGAATTTGGACGCGGCGGAACCGAGATCGGCGTCGCACGCGCGCGAGACATCAAAAACCGCCGCAACCTATCGCTCGATACCATCAAGCGCATGGTTTCATATTTCGCCCGCCACGAAGTCGACAAGCAGGGCGAAGGCTTTTCCCCCGGCGAAGACGGCTTTCCATCCGCCGGGCGCATAGCCTGGGCGCTTTGGGGCGGAGATCCCGGCAAGTCATGGGCTAACAAGATCGCAGACCGCGAGGACGAAAAATCAATGCAGCCAATCCAGCACAAGGCAATCGCCCTCACGCTCAAGCGCGAGCCGGATCAGGACGGCGTGTTCGAAGGCTATGCTTCCGTGTTCGGTATCGTCGATCAGGGAATGGATGTGGTCGAGCGCGGCGCATTCCGCAAGTCACTCGGCAGTCGCCGCGTTAAAATGCTCTGGCAGCATGACATGGCGCAACCCATCGGCGTATGGGATGAGATCACCGAAGACGAGCGCGGCCTGTTCGTTCGTGGGCGCTTGCTCAAGGAAGTGGACAAGGGCCGAGAGGCAATGGCGCTCCTGCGCGCGGGCGCCATCGACAGCATGTCAATCGGCTATCGCACGATGGAAGCTATCCCCGAAGGCGACGGGCGCGTACGCAAGCTCACCGAAATTGATCTATTCGAGATCAGCTTGGTGACGTTCCCCATGCTGCCCGATGCAAAGATCACCGCCGTCAAGGCGATTAGCAATGAACGAGATTTCGAGAAGTTCCTGCGCGATGCAGGATATTCTCGCAAAGAAGCTGTGGCGCTGACGCTCCACGGTTATAAAGCCCTACTGAAACAGCGAGACGCTGGCGAGGATGAGGCAGTCACCGGAGAGCTTGAGGCTCTCTTGTCAAAACTGACCAAACTCAAAGGTGTTTTAAATGTCAGAGGAACTCAAGAAGGCGGCTAGCGCAATCGACGCGCTGCACGTCGGATTCGAAGAATTCAAGAAGGCCAACGACGAACGGCTTGCCCAGATCGAAAAGAAGGGCAGCGCCGATCCCGTGACCGAAGCCAAGATCGCCAAGATCGAAGCCGATCTAGAGAAGGCCCAGAAGATCGCTGACGAAGCCGTGCTTGCATCAAAGCGCAGCACTCGCGTCGTGACCGATGAGCGTGGCGAGGTTGTTGATCTCGATCGCAAGGCCCAAGAATGGGCTTCCATGAATGCTAGGCGTCGCGGGACTATCATTGGCGATTTCCGCGCCACTGATATGGACGGATACAAGGCCGCATTCGACACCTTCCTCCGCAAGGGCGAAGAAGTCATGGGACCGGATGAGCGCAAGGCACTCAGCGTCGGCACCGATCCCGATGGCGGTTTTGTGGTCAATCCCGACCTGTCTGGCCGTATCGTGATGAAGGTGTTCGAGAGCAGCCCAATGCGCGCCTATGCGTCTGTGCAGGTCATCTCTTCAGATGCCCTGGAAGGTCTGTT